CAATAAAAATAAATAAAATGCAAGAACAACCAAAGTTAAACATTGACTTTAAAAACACCTCACCAATAACTGGTTTTGATGGGGGACATTTATTCGGGCAAGCAGTTGTCATACGAAAAATCTCTAAATTTATAATTGGATCAGATGAAGACCAACTCATTCCAATCCCTGTTTTTTATGATCTAGATAGTCGTAAGATTCTTTTAGATTCTTTACCTTTAGAAATAAGAGAAGAATATAGAGATATTTCTATTTAATTTTTGTATCTTTGTTGGATCCTTTAATATGTATAATCGATGGGACGTTTAAAAAAATATCAAACAGAAGAAGAAAAACAAGCTGTTAAAAAACAACGTGCCCGAGACTATTATTGGAACAACAAAGAACAAGAAGATGAAAAAGCCAAACAACGTTATCGAAAAAAAAATAGCAATATATTACATTCATAATGGGGATGATATTCCATTTTATGTAGGAAAAACAAATAATCCATATAGAAGAAATATATCTCACAAACATAATATGAGCGAACATGTTTATTTAGAAATAATAGATGAAGTATGTAAAGAAGAATGGAAGTTTTGGGAATGTTATTGGATAGAGCAATTTAAACAATGGGGTTTTAAATTAAAAAATAAAAACAATGGAGGAGGGGGTTTATCGGATTTAACGGAAGAACATATAAATAAATTAAAAAAACCAAAAAGTGAAATTGCTCGAAAAAATATGTCAAATGGAAAAAAAGGACATCCAATGTATACACAAGAATGGAAACAAAATATAAGTAAATCCAAAAAAGGAATACCTAACCCTAAACTTTCTATATCTAGAACAGGTGTTCCCCACCCTAAAAAATCTAAAAGAATATTTCAATATGATAAACAATTGAATTTAATTAAAATGTGGGATTCTGCTAAACAAGCAGGAGAAACCTTAAAAATTAACCCTTTAGACATTCAGTGTGTTGCAAGAAATAAACAAAAAACAGCAAAAGGTTTTATTTGGAAATATGAATAATAAAAAACAAATAAAAGATTTATGGGGGTGGTTAAATGAAATCACCCTCTATAAAACTCCCATTGAAAATATTTCGGAAGATTCATGGGACAAATGGAACTCCTATATGGTTAGTCGATACGTATCGATGGATATACGCTACATTGAGTTAGCAAATTATATTCAAACTATACCCTACGAAAACAAACAACAAATATATCAAATTTATAGAGAGATGATTCCAAAACAAAAAACGTTCTTGAAATATATCAAGTCAAGAACCAAGAAACAGCCTGCTACATTGGTAGAGTATGTAGCAAAACATTTTGAATGTAGCTTAGGTGAAGCAGAAGAGTACATTGATATACTCCGCGAAAGTGGAACTAGAAGAGTTCTATATGACATGGGGTTAAATGAAAAAGAAGCAGAAAAACTTCTAAAAAAATGAATAGAGAAATTAAGGTTACAGACTCAGTTGTAGATTCAATTATTGACCAATTTGTTGAAAGAGCAACATTTGGTAAAACAAAATATGGAGTTGATTTAGATCGTGAAGATTTAAGTATTTTAGAGTGGATTGAGCATGCCAAACAAGAACATATGGATGCCATTTTATACCTAGAAAAATTGAAAAAAATTGTAGAGACAAAAGGTCTATAATATTTATAATAAAATATCTAAATGAACAAAGAAACATTACGTATGCAAATGTTAGCTGGAGTAATCACAGAAAGTGAATATAAAGCAAAATTAGAAGAAAAAGAATCCCTTAACGAACACTACATTGCTGGTGGAATTGTTGGAGTTGGAGCAATTAATAATCCGTTTGAAGGACGTAAAAAAGAATCATACGAAGATGCTTTTGAATACTTTTTAAACAAAAAATATAGTTTAAAAGAAATTGAAAAATTTGAAGGGGATCTTCCAAAAAAAAATGATTTAAGAAAACTAGAAGGAGAATTAATAAACGCAGGACATGATGCTAAACTTTCAGGAATTGATTTAAATTTTATTCTAGTAAAAACTCCTAGTGGAAAAGAATTACAAGTAGTTGTTAATGATGAAGGACAATATGTAGTTCAACCAAGAGATGCTGGGACCATAACAGATAAAGTAGAATTTGGTCCTACTACTAAATCATCATCAGGAGAAAAAGAAGCTAATTTAGATACAGGCATTAAATATGTTGTTAATTATTTTGATTTTTTAAAAAAACAAACTAAGATAAAATGAACCCAAGAGACACAGTCAAATTAGACATACCTCTATTTATTCGTTTACTCGAATATGCTAGAGAGGATGCAAAAGACGATATGGATTTGCACCGTGTAGCAGAAAACGCAATTGACTTGTCTCGTTTAGGTGGAACACTAGGAATGATCGATTACGAAAACATAATCGGACCTCAAGAAAATATTGAAGAAATTAAACGTTGGCAATTAAGAGCTGGTATTATCAAGTAAATTAAAGTGGCACGAGCAAAAAAAGAGGGCAAACAAAAGCGTAATAGATCCAATTTAGCTAAACGTCTTAAATTAATTGAAAAAAATAATCAACTATTAAATAAATTTAAAGAAACGGCTTAGGACCGTTTGCTAGTTATAGCAAGAGAATACTTTTATCGCTATCAAGATATTCTCAAGAAAGCTTGCCTTTGGCAGGCTTTTTTTGTATCTTGATATAATGAAGAAAAAGTTACCTTTTATATTAAAGGAAATAAAAGAAAAGTCTTTACCTCAAATTGACTATGCAACCCAAAAATCAATTTCCTACTCTCAACTTTCAATGTTTAATGATTGCCCTAAAAAATGGTCATTACAATATAAAGAAGGGTTTAAACAATTTACTTCTTCAATCCATACTGTTTTTGGAACAGCATTTCACGAAACTCTTCAACACTATCTAACTGTATTTTATGAGCAAAGCGGAGCAGAAGCAGACAGAATTAACACATCTGAAATGCTAGAGGAAAAAATGAGAGAACTTTACAAAGAACAATACAAATTAAACAATAACCAACATTTTGTATCCCCAGAAGAACTTAGAGAATTTTATGAAGATGGAGTTGAAATTATAAGAGAATTAGCTAAAGATAGAAATAAATATTTTGGTAAACGAGGATGGCATTTAGTAGGGTGTGAAATACCTATTATACTAACACCACATCCAAAATACCAAAATGTAATACTTCAAGGATTTATTGACGTTGTTTTATACCACGAACCAACAAATAAAATTAGAATTATAGATATTAAAACATCATATAATGGTTGGAACAAAAAACAAAAAGCAGATGAAAACAAACAATTTCAACTTATAGCATACAAAAAGTATTTTTCCGAAATTTATAATATACCTTTAGAAAATATTGAAGTTGAATTTTTAATTGTAAAACGCAAAATATTTGAAAGTGAGCAATTTGTTATTAAACGAGTCCAAATTCATAAACCAGCAGCAGGTAAAGTAAAATTAAATAGAGTAACAAAATCAATAGAGGAATTTATAGAACAAGCATTTGATTGGAATGGTTTTAAACAAGTAGAACACCAACCTAAAATAAATGATAATTGCAAGTGGTGTCCTTTCTATAAAACTCACTTATGTTCTGCAACCTACTAATATATCACCATATGTATATACGATAACATAAAATTAAAAACATATGAGTGATAAAACACAACAATTAACTTCCGTAAAAATTGATACGGAATTATTCGACAAATTTAAAATTGAATGCATAAAGCGTAAATTCTCGTTTCAAAAACTAAGTGAAAGAGCAATCCACCTTTATTTAACAGATGAGGACTTTAGAAAAAAAGTTCACAACCACAACGACCTAAGCTTGGAATAAGCTTTATAGCTTATTTTTTAATAAACTAACAAGTTTATTTGGAAAATCAAGGTTAAATATTTATATTAAATAAAAACAAAGTTATATATGAAAGAAAAATTCGGTTATTTACCTCAAAACCAACGAAAAAAAATCTTATTAATTTGTGATGACATTAGAGTACACTCGGGTGTAGCAACAGTAGCACGTGAATTAGTTTTAAACACAGCTCAACATTTCAATTGGGTAAACGTAGCAGGAGCAATCAATCATCCCGAAGTTGGAAAACGATTTGATCTATCAGCAGATACAAACACAAACACAGGCCTAACAGATACATCTGTTTTTTTATATCCTGTAAATGGATATGGAGAAGCAGATTTAATTAGACATTTAATTGATTTGGAAAAACCAGATGCAATTATGTTAATCACAGACCCAAGATATTTTGAATGGTTGTTTATGATTGAAAACGAAATTAGAAAACAAATGCCAATCATTTATTTAAACATCTGGGATGATTATCCAGCGCCGTTATACAACAAAGCATTTTACGAGTCATGTGATGCATTACTAGCAATTTCAAAACAAACAAAGTTAATAAATGAACTTGTATTAGGTGAAAAGGCAAAAACAAAAGTAATAGAGTATGTTCCACATGGTTTAAATGAAGAGCATTTTTATCCAATTGAAAATGAAAATGAAGTAAAAGAACTAAATGAATTTAAAAAACATTTATTTTCAGGAGAGGAAAAAGATTTTGTAGTATTTTTTAATTCAAGAAATATTAGACGTAAACAAATTCCAGATACAATGCTTGCGTTTAGGTATTTTTTAGATACATTACCGAAAGAAAAAGCACAAAAATGTGCTATGGTATTACATACCGAAGTAATAAGTGAGCATGGAACTGATTTAGATGCAGTTAGAAAAATACTATTTCAAGATTATCCAAATGCAATTTATTTTTCAACTAATAAGTTAGATCATAAACAACTAAACATGTTGTACAATATTGCAGATGCTCAAATTTTATTAACTTCAAATGAAGGGTGGGGCCTATCGTTAACAGAGGCAATTTTAGCAGGAACTGTAATTATAGCAAATGTAACTGGTGGGATGCAAGATCAAATGAAATTTGAAGACGAGTATGGAAAATGGTTTGAACCAACACCACAATTACCTTCAAATCACACAGGTAGATTAAAAAATCATGGTTGTTGGGCATTTCCGGTTTATCCAACAAATCGTTCAATTCAAGGTTCACCTAAAACACCTTACATTTGGGATGATAGATGCACAGCTGAAGATGCAGCCGCTCGTATATCTGAAGTATATGCTTTAGGTAAAGAGATACGAGATAGTCTTGGTAAAACAGGAAGGTATTGGGCTGTAAATGAAGCAGGGTTAACTGGAGAGGCTATGGGAATTAGAGCAATTAACGCGATAGATCAATTATTTTCAACGTGGATTCCACGCTCAAAATATGAGTTAATCAATTGCAATGAAGTAAAAGAAGATACAATTAAACACGAATTATTATATTAATATTATGAGCAAACCAGTTTTTGTAATAAGTTGTGCGATCGATACGTACAGTGGCTATGGAGCACGTTCTAGAGATATTGTTAAAGCAATTATTGAGCTAGACAAATACGAAGTTAAAATTTTACCTCAACGATGGGGCGCAACACCAAAAGGATTTATTAAAGATAATCCGGAATGGTCATTTCTAAATTCATACCTATTAAATTCACCCCAATTACCAGCTCAACCAGAAATTTGGATGCAAATTACAGTTCCAAATGAATTTCAACCAATTGGAAAATATAACATTGGTTGTACAGCAGGAATTGAAACAACTGTAGCACCTGCTGAATGGATTGAGGGTTGTTCACGTATGAATTTAATTTTAGGTTCCTCAAAACACACAATTGACGTGCTTAAAAACAGTAAATTTGAAAAACGTGATCAAAGAACAAACCAATCAGTAGGATTAATTGAATGGAAAGGAGATAGTGAAATTATATTTGAAGGTGCAGATATTGAAAAGTATAAATCTGTAAAATCAAATTTTGATTTATCTTTAATTAAAGAAGAATTTGCTTATTTATTTGTAGGTCATTGGATGCAAGGACAAATAGGTGAAGATAGGAAAAATGTAGGATTACTTGTTAAAGCATTTTATGAAACTTTTAAAAATAAATCTAAAAAGCCAGCTTTAATATTAAAAACATCTCAAGTAGGATCCTCTTATATGGATAGAGATGAATTGTTAAAACGAATTAAAGCAATTAAAGATACTTGCAAATCACACAATTTACCAAACGTTTATTTGTTACATGGTGAATTTACAGACGAGGAAATGAATCAAATTTACAATCATCCTAAAGTTAAAGCAATGGTTAACTTAACTAAAGGTGAAGGGTTTGGTCGTCCATTACTCGAGTTTTCACTTGTAAATAAACCAATTATTACAACAAATTGGAGTGGTCATATTGATTATTTAAATCCTGAATTTGTAACACTATTGCCTGGTGCTTTAACTAAAGTACACCCAAGTGCCGCAAATAATATGTTATTAGCAGAAGCAGAATGGTTTTCAGTTGATACAGGTCATGTAGGACACTATTTAAAAGATGTATTTGAAAATTATAAAGGATATGCTGATAAAGCAAAACGTCAAGGATTTCAATCAAGAACAAAATTTTCATTTGATGCTATGAAAGAAAAATTAGGTAAATTATTTGAGGAAAAAATTCCTGAATTTCCAAAACAGGTTCAACTAAATTTACCTAAATTAAATAAAATTGAATTACCTAAACTTAAAAAAGTAGAAGCATAATGCAGTACGAAGAAATAATAAATTGTCCTAAATCAGGAGGAGATTTATGTTACAAAACACAAGTCACCCCAGATATATCAAATTACCTAAGTTTATCTTGTGGATTTTGGTCTAATAGTTTAATGAAAGAGGGAGAAGAATTTTACAATTTACAAATGGAAATTCTACCTGAATTATATAAAGATTTAGCTTGGAAAGACCCAAACACAGATTTAATATGGATTCCAAACAATATTAACATTAAAGAAAAAGGTATGGTATTTGCTAATGGAAATAATGCCCAAAATTGGCAATGGGCAGCTGTTAAAGCAATTAAATTATCTAAAAAAGACCAAAAAAAACATCCTATCCCTGGTAAACCAGGAGAATTTATGGAATATAAAATGGATATGCCAAATATGAAAAGGTTTCATGAACGTGATTATATTGAAGCCTTAGATTATATTGGAGTTTTTGAAGCAAATTTGGAACCTCAAAAATAATTTAATATACTAAAATATTATGAAAATAAGTTATGCAATTACAGTTTGTAATGAATTTGTAGAAATTCAACGTTTAGTAAATTTTTTACTTCAATATAAACGACAACAAGATAACATTGTGATTTTATATGATGAAGCAAATGGTGACCCCGAAGTGGAAAATTTTCTGCGAACTCATTCTATAAATGGTGAGTTTGCTTGGTATAAAGATAAATTCAATAACCATTTTGCTGATTGGAAAAACAAATTAACCAGTTTTTGTAGTGGAGATTATATTTTTCAAATTGATGCTGATGAAATCCCTACTAAAACCTTACTAGAACATCTACCAGATGTTATAGACAGCAACCCAAATGTTGACGTGCTATTAGTTCCTCGAATTAATACAGTTGATGGATTAACCCCTGAACATATTGCAAAATGGGGATGGAGAGTAACTAATGATGGATGGGTTAACTTCCCAGATTACCAATGGCGTATTTGGAAAAATAAACCTGAAATTAAATGGGAAAATAAAGTACACGAAGTATTGCAAGGGCATAATTTTTTATCATCTTTACCTCCTGAAGAGGAATGGTGTTTACACCATCCAAAAACAATTGATCGTCAAGAAAAACAAAATAATTATTATAACACATTATGAAAAATGAGACCTATATTGATTTAGAGAACGAATATTATAAAGAAAAGCATGAAATTTTAAGAATAGAAGTTATAGAAATGTTTGTTAAAAAATATTCTAATGATGCTGATTTAGGTAAAGTTGTTAGAGAATTTATAAATTTAAAAAAATGCACCAAGTAAATGATTATCGAACTCAAGTTCTTGAAGTATTAAAACAAAGTAATAATCATTATCCTACTCAAATTATTAATTTAAAAATAGAAGATAAAGAGATTAATTACCATAGATGGATGCATCCTTGGCAAGGAGATTGGGAAATAAAAGCATTATTTAATAAAAAAATTCTTAATAATCTTTCAAAAATCATTACCCCAAACAGTACTGTAATTGATATTGGGGCCCAAGCTGGGAATATGTCTGTAGCATACTCATTATTTGCAGATAAAGTTATTTCTTTTGAACCCAACCCAGCAACATTTGAAGTTCTTAAAAAAAATTCTGAATTAAACCCCAACATAATCCCCTTTAATTATGCTATCTCAGATGAAGAAGGCCCATTAACATTTCATTATTCAGATTATGGATTTTGCAATGGAGGATTTGCTACACGTACTCAATTTGGTGTAGGAGTAACAGGACATAAAATTCCAATTGATGTTTGGGCTATTAATTTTGAAAAATTTATTCAAGAAAATAATGTTGAGGTTGGAAATATTTCTCTTATTAAAATAGATGCTGAAGGCCATGATAAAGATATTTTAAAAACCCTTATAAATACTATCACAACTCATAAACCGATTTTAATTACTGAAATATATAATGGTTTAAATTCAAATGAAATAACTGATTTACTTGATATCATTCATTCATTAGGTTATAAAGCATATGATGAAGAAATAAATAATTTAGATTTAGATAACCTAGGAAAAGAAATCAAATCAGTAGCAGACATAAACCCTAATTCAGGGCATAATTTAATTTGCATAAACACATATTTATGAAAAATATTTATATAGATTGTGGAACACACCTAGGTCAAGGACTCCAAGAATTTTACCAAATGTTTAATATGACCCCAGAATGGGATATATACACATTTGAACCAAATCCTTACACCCTCCAATTTTTTACTCAACTAAATCATAATTTTATTGCTAAAAATGACATAAAATATTATAATAATGCTGTAAGTACTCATTACAATACTGTTACTTTTAACATAGATAACCGTCCCGGAGAAGGTCTAATAGGGATGGGAAGTTCTATTATGTCTTTAGATACTTGGAATCCAACGGCTGGAACAGGTCCTAAAAATTTTAATATAACTATAGAAGTAGATTGTATTAGTTTACGTGAATTTATTGAAAATTTTTCAAAAGATGATAATATAGTACTTAAATTAGATGTAGAGGGGGCAGAATATGATATTTTAGAAGACTTTATAAAACATGATACTTTAGATTACATCAAACATCTTTATGTAGAATTTCATAGTATTATGTTTACTAATAATAATGAAATGCAAAAAAGAGAAGATGAAATCCTAAAAGTTATATCATCTAAAAATCACCTAAATTTTGAAAAATGGAAATAAACAATAATTTAGAACGAGTAGGTAGTTTATGGGTAGGTAATAAATTATCTAATTTAGAAATACTTTCAATTAAGTCATTTATACTAAATGAACATCCTTATCACTTATATGTCTACAATGATATTGAAAATTTGCCTGAAGGGATTATTTTAGAAGATGCCAATAAGATAGTCCCCGAAAAAGATATTTTTTATGCTCCTGGTAGTAATGGAAGACCAGGATCATTAGGAGCATTTTCTGATTATTTTAGATTTAAAATGATGGAAAAAGAAGGTGGGTATTGGGTTGACACAGATATTATTTGTATTAAACCATTTGATTTTGAAGCCCCATATGTATTTGCAGCTGAAAACACCCATAGAGGAGAACAAGAAGCAACCTCAGGTGTTCAAAAATATCCAAAAGAATGTGATGCTATAAAATATTGTGTTGATTTTTGTGAATCGTTTGAAGATAAAACAAGTATTAGATGGGGAGACATAGGTCCTTCTTTAGTTAGAAAAACTATAGCTCAACATAATTTACAACAATATGTAAAAGATTATAGAGTATTTATGTCTATTAATTGGTGGGAAGCAAACAAACTACTTATTCCAAATAATGATTTTCAAATCCAAGAAAATATACATGCTATACATTTTTGGAATGATGTATTCAGCAGCCATGGAGTAGATAAAAACGCAACATATCATCCTGATAGTATTTATGAACAATTAAAAAAATGGGTTGGATTATGAATGTTGTAATATTTGCTTCGGACAGTAAAGGAGTAGCTTCTGTAATTAATATAGTTAGAGAATTAAAAAATACTAACTTTAATTATTTTTTCTTATATTCCCAAGAAACCCAATTACAATTCCCAACTCATAATCTTGATAAATTTGTTTATGATTCTAACATACCCGAAAATAACTGGGGGGGAATTTGGAGTGATTCATTAAATGTTTCTTTACCTTTTATACCTGATGTTCTTTTAATTCAAAGAGATTGTTGGCAACCTGAACAATCTATTATTCATGAATTCAAATCGAAATGGAATTGTAAAGTAACAATGGTTGAGGTTAATACTATGCTTATCAATAATATAGAAACAATTCTTGAAATGCATTCAAGAACTAAATATCCTCAAAATCAAATTGATCTGTATTTTGAACATAGTAAATTTACTAAAACTCAACGTAATAAGTCTGGGTTTGATACTTCTAAATCAATAATAACGGGTAATCCAAAATGTGATGACTTGTTAAAAGTTAATAAAGAATATTGTTATAAAAAATATAATATAGATAAAAACAAAACCCAAATTTTATTTTATAGTATAATTACATCTTCTAGAAATGAAATGTTTAATTGTTTAAAAAATTTAATTGATAAAATTGACCATTCTAAATATGAAATATTTTTTAAACCATACCCTGGGGAACCTTATCATGATAACTTTAAACATCAGTTTTTTCCATTTTTATATGATAATGTTAAAGTAATTTATGATAATTTAGATTTATATCCTTTAATTAATATATGTGATGTTCATATAGGTCCTGTAGGTTCAATAATTCATCTACCTTTACTTTTAGATAAAAAAATAATTAATATTGATAATATCCTTACATATTTAGATTTAGATTTATCTTTAAAACAATATTTAAATGAATCCGGAATAGGAGTAGAAGATTCTGCTAAATTTTGGATGGGTGTTCATGGATTTAAAACTCATGATGAATTAATTAAGTTTATAAATTTAGATAGAATTGAATATTTTAAAAAAGATATTAATTATTTTTTAGAAATTGTAAAAAAATCTACCTTAAATTATGATTTTAATTTAGATTTTCTTCTTCAAGAAAAACCAAACAATAATAAACTATTAAAACTTTTTGATGAATTTAATGACTTTAATGCTTCAAAAAGAATAGTAAAAGAACTAAAAAAACTTGCATTACAGTAATTTTTTTAATATATTTAATACATGATTTATAAAAACAAAACAATATTAATTACCGGAGGTACCGGTTCATTAGGAAAAGCGCTTATTAAACGTTTAAAACGATTTAACTGTACTATAATTGTTTATAGTAGAGATGAAGGTAAACAAGCGTTAGAATTTGGAAACGACCCAACTGTAATTAGAGTAATAGGAGATATTAGAGATTTTAATAAATTAAATGTAACTCTAAAACGCTATAAACCTGACTATATTATCCATACCGCTGCTTTAAAGAGAATAGACGATATGGAATTCTACCCAGATGAATGTGTTAAAACAAACATTAATGGTTCTGAAAACGTTGCTAGAGCAGCTTTAGAAAATAATATTGAAAAATGTATTTTAGTTTCAACTGATAAAGCTTGCCAACCTGTGAATGTGTATGGTTCAAGTAAATTTATTGCTGAACGTATTTTTACAAACTATGATTATCATTCTACATCAACTACATTTGCATCTGTTAGATATGGAAATGTAATTGCATCTCGCGGATCATTTATTCCTCTTTGGATTGATATGATTAATGATAACCAAACATTAAAAGTAACCTCAGAAGCAATGACTAGATTTTTATTCACTTTAGATGATGCTGTTGACACAGTATTAGGTGCTTTAGAACACGCGGTTGGAGGTGAAGTATTTGTTCCTCAAATTAATTCATACACATTACCTACTTGTATCAAAGCATTAGGAAAAATGTTGAATAAGGAACCTAAAACTGAATTAATGGGGCTTCGACCTGGAGAAAAACTTCATGAAGATATGTTAGCTAAAACAGAATTGGATTTCACATACCAAGTAACTGATATGAATCTACTTCAAATTAGACCGCAATATACAAATAAAAAGTTCCAAGACTTTAAAAAATATACAGGTCCTGAATTTAATTCATTATTGTGGGTAAAAGAAGATATTGAAGAATTAATTAAATTAATTGAAAAAGGATTATCTTGTTAATATGAAAACATTAGAACATACTTTTTCTTCAACTGCCCTAAATAATATTTCTCAACTTATCCAATCTGGGAATATGGGGTTTGGGCCAAATGTAGAAGTATTTGAAAACGCTTTTAAACACTACAGCAATAAAGAATACAATATAGCTACTAATTCAGCTTCGGCCGCTGCTTTTATGATTTTTGCATACTTAAAAGAAAAATATGGTAAATGTAACGTTTATACTCCTTCATTAACCTTTTCTTCTCCTGTTTGGGCTGCAAAGCATTTCGGACATAATATTATATTTGTAGATGTTAACGATGAACTTTTATTTGACTGTGAAGATTATTTAAAAAAAAGAACTGATAGTAACCAAAATATAGTAATGCCTATTTTGTATGGAGGTGTAAGTAATATCCCTGGGTGGAAATTAAGAGGTGATGAAATAGTTGTTATTGATGCTGCTCATTGTCCTCACCCAACAATAAAAGGTGATTTTATATTTACTTCATTTCACCCCACAAAACCAATCTGTAGCCCAGATGGAGGAATGCTTTCAACAAATATAAAAGAAGCAGCTGAGTACTTTAAGAATTATAAAAATTTTGGTCGTCAACTAACTAATGAAAGTTATGATATAGTTCAAGAAGGATTTAAATTTTATATGAATAATTTAAGTGCTACTATTGCTCTAGAAAGTTTTAGAATGTATGATGTTAATCTTTTAAATCGAATTAAAACTTTTGAATTTATTCAAGATAAATTTCAAGGTAGATTTTTAAAACATGACCCTAATTCTTCATATTATTTTGCTACTTTAATAATAGATGAACCAAAACAAATAAATTTAAAATATAAATTATTAACACATTATCCTTTACTCCATAAAACTCTATATTATAAAGATTGTTCTTTACCTAACACAGAACAATTACACCCAAAAATAGTTAATTTACCTTTATATGAAAGAATGTACTAGAGATAAATATTGGATAAATCATTAGGATTTAGTATTTATAGCAGATGAACCAAAACAAATGAATTTAAAATATAAACTATTAAAAACTAAAAGTTATGAAAAAGAGAAATGAAAAATGGATCGGATATTGGAATTCTGGATCAAGTAATAAAGCAATTCATGGAAGAGGGTCTTATCCTGATGAAGTATATAATTCTATTGCTAAAGATGTAACATTTTATTTGGATATTACCCCTACTGATTCAGTTGCAGATATAGGAGGAGGTACTGGGGATCAGTCAAAATATATTATCCAAGAATGTAATCCTTCGTATTTAGAAATGTTTGAAGCCAATGAATATGCTTTAAATATTTTTACTGAGTGGATTCAAAATAATAATTTACTCAACATTAAATCCACATACTGTATCCTCCCAGATATAAACTTTAAAAAAAGATTTACTAAAGTATTCATAGGAGGAGTTTTAATGTATATGAATTCATTAAATGATATAGAATTAATTATGAAAAAAATATATGATTCCTTAGAAGATAATGGTAAACTTTTAATGTTTCATAATTATGATAAAGAAACTTGGGTTCCTAATGAATGGGATTTATTTCTAATTAGTTATGATGAATTTGAAAATATATCTAAAAAAATTGGATTTAAATCAATTAAAAGAGTAAAAATAGGATTACATCACGGAAATGATTGTATAGGCAATAGTGAATTAAGTGTTTTATTAACCAAATAAAATTATGTATAAAAAAATAGAACATATTAGATTAAAAAATAATACTAATACTATTAACCTACTTCGATTAGCCTTTAAATACTCCCCAGAAGAAGCTAAAAACATTTTAATTAAAGTTAATGAATGGGATAAAAAAATTTCTATATTATTAGAAGAATTAACTTTAGAAAATAAAAGAGAATATGAGTTAATTTTAGATGATTTAGAAAAACTTAGAGCAGAAAATAATAGATGGTGGATGGAGATGATGAAATTAGCCTATCTAGGATTCCCTCAAGAATATAATACATTAACCCAAGAATCTAACCACTATTCCACTCAGATAGAAAATATATTAAATAATGAGTAATAAAACATACATAATAGCAGAAATAGGAATTAATCACAATGGAGATTTAAACCTAGCTAAACAAATGATTTTAACTGCTAAACGTTGTGGGGTAGATGCTGTTAAGTTTCAAACATTTAAAGCCCAAGAATTTATTACAGACAAAAATCAAACGTATACTTATCAATCTCAAGGCCAAACAATAACAGAACCTCAAATAGACATGTTTGAAAGAGTAGAATTTACTTTAGAAGAATGGAAACAATTATTTGATTTTTGTAAAAAAACAGGGATTGAGGCATTTACTACCCCCCAAAACCCAACAGATCTAGATTTAATTCTTTCTATAACTGATTTATCTAAATTAAAAGTAGGATCTGATGATTTAACTAATTTACCTTTAATGAAATATTATGCTTCTAAAAATATTCCAATGATTATTTCAACAGGAATGTCTTATGAAGAAGAAATTAAAGACGCTATCGAAACTATTTTAAATGAAGGATGTCAAGATTTAACAGTACTTCATTGTGTTTCACTATATCCTACACCTTTAGAAAAAATTAACCTAAATAAAATGATTTCTATTAAGAAAAAGTTTAATGTAAAAATAGGATATTCTGATCATACTGAAGGGTGGAAAGCATGTGAAGTGGCAACACTAGCCGGGGCTTCTATTTTAGAAAAACATTTTACTCTAGATAAAAATTCCTCAGGTCCTGACCATTGGTTTTCTGCTGATCCTAAAGAATTAAAACAACTAGTAGATAATGTAAGGCAAGCTGAAAGTTTATTAGGTAGTGGTGAATTAATTCCTCTTGATGAGGAAATTGAAATGAGAAAAATAGCTAGAAGAAGCATTACAGCTATAAAAAATATAAAAGAAGGAGAAATTTTTACATTAGATAACTTGGGGCTAAGAAGACCAGGTAATGGAATATCTCCTAAATTTTTAAATGACATTTTAGGGAAACCTTCTAAAAAAAATATTCCTCAATACAGTATAATTAAGTGGAAAGACATATGAATATATTATTTTTAGGATATGATGAAAATCAAACTTTAATAATTAATTTTTTAAAAGAAAAAGGTTATAAAGTAACTACTTGGAAAGAAAAAATAGATTTACATTTTTGTAAAAAATATGATTTTTTTATAAGTTTTGGTTATAAACATTTACTTAAAAAAGATATTTTAGAGTGGGGGAAAAATAAATTTGTAAATTTGCATATGTCTTATTTACCCTACAATAGAGGAAGTAGCCCTAATTATTGGTCTTTCCAAGAAAAAACCCCCTCAGGAGTAACTATTCATTTAATCGATGAAGGAATAGATACAGGAGATATTCTTATTCAAAAACAAATTACCTTTAAACCTAATGAAAACACCTTAAGAACATCCTATGAAAGATTAAAATATGAAATAGAAATATTATTTATAGAAAACTATAAAAAAATAATTAATGGGGATATATCCCCATCCCCCCAACCAAAGAATGGAACAATTCATTTTGACTCAGAACTTCCCCCAAATATAAATTGGGATAAAAAACTCCCCTTATGATCCTTTCAGCACATCAATTAGCTTATTTACCTTGGATAGGGTATTTTAATAAAATAGTTAATAGTGATTTATTCATAATTATGGATAATGTTCAATTTGAAAAAAATAGTTTTATTAATAGAAATCAAATAAACACACCCCACGGCCCTATATGGTTAACCATCCCAGTTTACACAAAAGATTATAAAGAAAAAACTATAAATGAAATAGAAATTCAAAATAATATTGATTGGAGAAAAAAACAATGGAACTCTATTTATTTAAATTATAACAAGACTCCATATTTTAATCAATATTCTAGTATTATAAAATCTATATTTACTACCCAATTTACATATTTAGGAGAATTTTTAAAATTTCAATTAAGTATTTTTATAAATATTTTGAATATTAAAACAAAAATATTATATTTAAGTGAGTTAGAAATTAAAACTAAAAAACAAGAACTTATAAAAGATATGTGTTTATACACTCAATGTGATTCTTTTTTGTTTGGCTCTATGGGAAAAAATTATGCTAAAATAGAATATTTTAATAATTTTAACATTGATATTAAGTTCCAAGAATCAAAACCAAATACTAATACATTGTCTGTTTTAGATATTTTATTTAATCAAGGAATAGACTCATTAAACCATCAAATAAATGAAAATTTTAATTTTAGCAGCCCACCCAGATGATGAAACTTTAGGATGTGGAGCTACCATTTCAAAATTATCTAATGAAGGCCATGATATTCAACTTTTAACTTTTACAGATGGAGTTGGAAGTAGAGAGAATGGAGAAAAAAATAGAAACCCTAAACTTCAACAAATCTCAGACATTTTAGGAATAAACCAATTTAATTCAGGTAATTTCCCGGATAATGCAATAGATTCTATCCCTTTATTAGATGTTTGTAAATTCATTGAATCCAGTATAAATCACCCCCCAGATATTATTTTTACCCATTTTATAGGTGATTTAAATGTTGATCATCAAATAGTAACTAAAGCAGCATTGACTGTTTTTAGACCCCAAAATGGTCACAAAATAAAAATTTATTCTTATCATGTACCATCTTCTACAGATTATAATCCAACAACATATTTTGATGCTAATTCATATATTGAAGTATCTGAAAATAATGTAGAAAAGAAAATAAAAGCTTTAAAAATATATGATAAAGAAATGAGACATTACCCTCATACTAGAAGTTACCAAAATGTAGAAAATCTAATGAGGGTTTGGGGATCAGAAGTAGGATTATTATATTGTGAAAAATTTAAACTACTAAGAGAAATCATATGAAAAACATAAATGATTTATGTATAGTTATTTCAGCTAGAATGGGTTCTCAACGAGTACCTCAAAAAATGCTTAGACCATTTTCTGGGACTACCTTAATGGATATTCTTTTATCAAAACTCCTCCATTTAAAAAATATCCCTAAAGAAAATATTTATTTCTCAGTCTATGAAAATGAATTAAAACAAGTAGTAGATAAATACAAATTTAATATTTTTTCTAGATCTAAAGAATCAGCTTATGGGGAAACAGATTTACAAACTATTATAGAATGGCATGATAAATTACCTTATAAATATGCCATTGAAATTAGTGCATGTAACCCATTATTAAAAGTTGAAACTATAGATAATTTTATAAAACAATTTATTAAATCTGATAAAGAAGGAGCATTTGCTGTATTTGAAAAAAGAACATATTATTGGGATAAAGAAGGACATTCTATTACTGATTGGAAAGGATTAAGTTCTATGAATACTAAAATTGTAGATCCAATATATGAAGCTGGGCATTGCCTTTATGCTACTAGAATGGACATAATTAAAGATAATTTTTACATGGACACTAAAAGCCCAGCTGAACCTGAGTTATTTATTATGCCTGAATTAGAAGCCTTTGATATAGATTATGAATGGCAATTTCAATTAGGAGAACAATTATATAAATTAGAATTATGAATCAAATAACATTTTGCATCCCCAGTAAATCAAATTTACGTTACCTTAAAACTTGTATCCCTTCAATTAGAGAAAATGCATCCCGAAATGATCATGAAATCATTATCTTTGTTGATTCAGACGAAGATGGCACAATTGAATGGTTAGAACAAGTTAAAGACGAATATAATTTAAAATATTTCGTTAATCCAAATTTAGGTGAAAGTTTATTTGGGATTGGTAAAGCATATGATTATTGTATCGAACATTCTACAACAGATGTATTCATGATATTTCATGCTGATATGATGTTGGGTAAAGATGCTGATCTAAAAGCATTTAATTATTTAAAAGAAAAAACAGTAGTTTGTTCAACTCGTATCGAACCACCTTTGCATCCAAATAATGGAGAAAAAATCCTACTTGATTTTGGGATGTGGCCTGAAGAATTTAAAAAAGATGAATTTAATCAATATGTAGAGGAACATCTTGAAGATGATAAAGTAACTTATGGTATATTTGCTCCTTGGATGATGTATAAAGAAGATTTTTTAGCATTGGGTGGGCATGATCCAATTTTGCATTCATGTAGAGAAGATTCTGATGTATTTAACCGAATGCACTTAGCAGGTTATAAATTTATCCAACCTTGGAATTCATTAGTTTACCATTTAACAGGTAGAGGAGCTGGTAGCTTTGATGGTGATCCAGAACGACATACAAAATGGAAAGCAGATATGGATCGTTCAACAATGGAATTTATTCGCAAATGGGGCTCAAACGTAAACCATACCCCACTAATGGAACCTATTGTTTCACCAAAATATAATATTGCTTATGTAGTTAAAAATTGTCCTGGGCAATTATTTTCTATTCTGGAACCTTGGTGTGATCGTATTTATATTGAAAACCAAGAAATAGTTGATATTTATATTGACAGAGAACAAAAAAATACTTCATTTAATTTAACAAAACGAGCATTTAGCTTAGCTAATAACACCCCAGAATGGGAAAATGACATAGTAATTGAATTTGATGCAAACCAACTTAACCAACAAAATTTTCAACTATTAACTCAAATGCCTAAAATAATCAAGGATAGTGGAGAAGTTGGAGAATTTGAAATTGACATATTTAAAATTATAATCAATCATATAGAAGAATACCAAAATAATTTAATTAAAATATGAAACTATTTGTATACTACAACAAATTTGATTCAAAAAAAGAACCACAAGGCAAATTTAAAGCAATTGATTTAGATGATGCTATTGAAATAGCAGCTCATATTAAACAAATGCCAATAGAAGATTTTTTAAATATATTTGAAGTTGAAAAATATGAACGAGCAAGAAAATAAAAAATTTAAAAACTTATCTGAATTAATTGGAAAGCACGTTAAGGTAAAAGAAAGTGAAAAATCAACTGAAAAGAAAAAAGAAAAATTTTTTTTAGAATTAATAGGGAATATGTGCCAAATTGAGGCAGTAAATGCTGTATTAAACACAGTTGGTATTCACGTAGAAAAATATGATAACCCATATGTTCGCTCAATGCGTATGGTAATGGAAAAACAATTTGGTGAATCACAAACTGAAATTATTTTATGGTGGGTATTTGATAGTATTAATCCTGAAGGGGGAGTTTATCCATTAGTAGATTCAAATGGAGTAAGATACATAATTAATACCCCTTTACAATTATATAAATTTTTAAAACGATATGATGGAAAGTAGAACCTGCATTAAATGTAAACAAGAAATTAACCCATTAAGAATTAAAGCCCTTCCAGGCACTAAAACATGTGTTGGCTGCTCTACAGTTGGAGCTAAAAAAGGAATGTCAATGGTATATGGTGAAAAAGATCATACTTGGAATGATATGATAATTATTGATGCTAATGAAGCTGATAGAATGGAAAATATTAAACAACCTGATTTTACTAATTTTGATAAAATAGAGTTAAACAATGATGAAGATGAAAATATCAAACTTTGGGATAATACATTATTGGATGGATTAGAAAATATGTAACATGGCCCAACCAAAACCAATATCAAAAGAAGAATGTGTACGAGCAATGAAATACACTCGTTCAGTTAGAGCAGCAGCCCGTTATTTAAATTGTTCTTACCAGCATTTAAAACCATTTATGAAAGCATATAAAGATGAAGAAACAGGTTTATCTTTATTTGAATTACATAAAAATCAAAGTGGTAGAGGTATTCCAAAATTTATTACAAGCCACCATTTAGATAAAATAGCTCCAATTGAAGAAATAGTAAATGGTAAAATAGATGCTTCTTCGTTTAATGCTGAAAAACTTAAATTTAAATTAATTGAAGCGGGTTATATGTTGGAGCAATGTTATTATTGCGGGTTTGATGAAAAAAGAGATGTTGACGGTAAAACACCATTATTAATGACTTTTTTAAATGGCCATAAACACGATTATACAAATGGAAATGCCCAACTAAGTTGCTATAACTGTTATTTTCTAAATATAGGAAATGTATTTACAGATAAAGATATTGAATCAATTGAAGGACATACTGTTTATAACACAACAGATGCTATTGATTTTCAAGTAGATGAATATACTAAAAAGCGTTTAGAAGAACTGGGGAGTTTTGATATTAAAGTAAGTGATGACCCTTATGATCTAGTTTCTAAAAAGAAATAATATGTATAATTGAAATGAAAAATAAAAAACATATCAAAATAATTAAAGACTATAGTAATCAAAAAGAAAAACATCTTGAAAAACTTGCTACAAAGATGTTGGAAAATGACGAGAAAAATAGTAAATTAAAGGAAAAAGAAATTGATCCTAAATTTTTAAATTTATTTTAAATATGAAAAACATGGCAACAGAAATTAGTGTATTTGATAGTGATGAATTTGAAAAAATGGTTGCTAAACGCGATTTAAGAATTTCAACTGCATTAGTTGAAACTATTTTAAAAAATCTAAATAGTAGAAAAAGACACTTACATGCTCTTTCTATTTTTGTTGAAAATGAAGAAACAATATATGATGTAACTGTGGATAGATTAGATTTTATTGAAACATTAGAAAATAATTTGTCTATATATGAAGAAAATGAGTTATATGAGGGATGTGCTGAAATTGTAAAAGCTATCAAGTTTTTAAAGACTAAAGGTTTAGTCGACGGAATAAAAGAAAGTAAAAAGAAACTTAAAAAGTAATTGGTTTTATAGAAAAATTTTCGTATATTTACTTTAAAAAAGGTTATGTTAAAGGAATTAGTTATAGAATATGGTGATGGAAGAAAAGAAAACAGAATAGTATTAAATAAAGATGCTGAGATATATCCTAAACGCGATAATATAACATTTTGTTTTTGTCGGCCATTCAAATATAAAGTTGAAAAACATAAATATTTACCTATAGCAATAGCTAGATTATATAGCAAGACTGTAATTATGCCCGCAGGTATAGAATGTCACCCTGAAACAACTTTTGATGACATTGAAATAATTGATAATTCACC